CACCTGATCTTAGACCTATTGGATTAGAGATGGGAGTGAAGGCTTTTAAAGCTCCAAAAAATTCTCCTATTATTTTTAAACATAGTCATCATCCTGAAATTCTAATGTGTAGAGATCAATATGATACACATTTATATTATTGTTTAGGAGTATTTGGTCCTTCAACATTAAACTTTGAAGAATATACTTGTGATAGTTTAATCATTGATCCAGATCTTTTAGAGAGAGGAACAAAGACAGGATTTTATAGAGTGGATCTTGGTGTACCATTTACATCTCTAGATGATCTTAAAAAATTAGCAGGAACTAAATGGATAACTAAAAAATAAATATATGTCAGAAACCTATCAAGATTTAGAAGGCTATCAAGAAGATCCAATGTCTTATTTACAAGATTGGATATTTCATTTTAATTCCATCACTGATCAGTGGGCAGCAATTCCAAGAGATGCTTATACAGATTATTGGAATGATTATAAAAATGCAGGTGTCCTTAGAAGTAAAAATTTAAATACACTCTTAGAACTTCTACATAAAAGTAAAGGTTCTACATCTTTAATAGACGATATAATAAACGGAGAAGTTGAATAACTATATTGAAATACCTACATTCACTGATGGTGTATGGAGTGTCACAACATTCTATACAAGGGATGAATATAAAGACTTTGTTCGTTCAGTATTTAAAGATGCTGGACCAGATGAAGGATATCAGTTCACTGTAAGTATATCTAAACATTTTAATGAGGAAGCTAGAAGATTTCAATCACAAGGTTATTATTGTAATGCTCCCTTAAAGAGTAAAGACTTTATGGCTTATTGGGATGAGCAAAAAAGAAAATGTAGATGGGGAGTTATATATATAGAGAATAATATTACATGGTATCTTACTAGAGATTATTATATGTGGCTTAATTATCTTCCCATATATGATAAAGAAGAAAAAAGATTTGACTTTGCTAAAGTGAGAGATGCTCAATATCATATGGCTCTCTATGAATGTCTTGGAGAACTATCCTATAAACACCTTCCAATTCTTAAAAAACGTCAGATAGCTAGCTCTTATTTTCATATGGCAAAACTCATTAACCAATATTGGTTTGAAGAGGGATCCGTAAACAAAATAGGAGCTAGTCTAAAAGATTATATTTCTGAGAAAGGATCTTGGAGAATGCTTAATGAATATAGAAACTTTCTTAATGAACACACAGCCTGGTATAGACCATCAGAGCCGGATAAGATATTTTCATGGCAACAAAGAATTAAAGTGAGAATTGGAGGACGTGATACATTTAGAGGTAATAAATCTATGATCACAGGGACATCATTTGAGAAAGATCCCACAAATGGTGTGGGTGGACCTGTAACTTATTTCTTTCATGAAGAGGGAGGAATTGCTCCTAAGATGATGGACACTTATGAGTTCATGAGACCAGCTATGCAATCTGGTATGATAACTACAGGTACGTTTATAGCAGCAGGATCTGTGGGTGATCTTGATCAGTGTCAACCATTAAAGGATATGATTCTCTTTCCACATAGATATGGAATGTTTGCTGTAACAACAAACTTAATAGATAATAAAGGAACTATAGGAGAAAGTGGACTTTTTATACCAGAGCAATGGAGTATGCCTCCTTATATAGATGAAGCTGGAAACTCTTTGGTAAAAGAAGCTTTAGTAGCTATTATAGAAGAACGTAAGCAGTGGTATAAAGATCTTCCTCCTGATCAGTATCAGCTTCGTATATCTCAGAAACCCACCACTATAGAAGAGGCATTTGCTACTAGAAAAGATTCTGTATTTCCTCCACATTTAGTTTCTAAACAACTTCAACGTATTGAAGAAAAAACATATAGTGTTGAATATCTGGAACTTACAAAAAATGATGAAGGTAAAATTATAGATAAGCCAAGTAGAAAAGCTCCTATTATGGAATTTCCTATATCTAAAAAATCAGAAAATAAAGAGGGAGTTATATGTGTATATGAAAGACCTTGTAAAGATCCGACATTTGGCATGTACTATGCTTCAATAGATCCTGTGAGTGAAGGTAAAACAACCACAAGTGATTCATTATGTGCTATTTATGTTTATAAGAATCCCGTAGAAGTTATTAAAAAAGATGGAGACAATGTTACACATAATATAGAACGTGATGGTATAGTGGCTAGCTGGTGTGGTAGGTTTGATGATATTAAAAAAACTCATGAACGTTTAGAAATAATTATAGAATGGTATAATGCCTGGACACTTGTAGAGAATAACGTCTCTTTGTTCATTCATTATATGATGGAGAGAAAGAAACAAAGATATCTTGTACCTAAGAACATGATGTTATTCTTAAAAGATATAGGAGCTAATGCTAATGTATTCCAAGAATATGGATGGAAAAACGTGGGCACACTCTTCAAAGGAAATCTACTTTCATATGGTATAGAATTTTTACAAGAGGAACTTGATCAAGAAATAGAACCAGATGGAACAATAACAAAAACAATATATGGTGTTGAACGTATTCCAGATCCTATGCTTCTTAAAGAGATGCAAGCATATCAAGATGGTGTCAACGTGGATAGACTTGTAGCATTCTGTTCTCTTGTAGCATTTGTAAAGGTACAACAAGCTAATAGAGGAATGAGTAAACGTGTTGAATCTACAAAAGAAAACTTGGAATCCTCACGAAAATTTAGTAAATTGAATTATAGTCCCTTTAGACATATTTGGCAATCAAGAGGGGGTAGTCAAATGAGACCTTCACGAAGTGCTTTTAAAAATATAAGATGACAACAACAATTACTTTATCAGATTTAAATGCTGGAACTTATGTATTTACAAATACAACAGGTCCTTCAAATGTAACATATAGTGTAGCTGAAGATGTTACATTAACCGTACACTACCTAATTAATAGCCATGCAAATATATAATGCCTTACAACTTAAGAAAGGAGCAAAGGTAGAGTACAATAAAATGGGTACTCTAATTCAGCCTTTTCAATTTGTTTCTGAAAAAGAGAAGGATGATCAGTGGAGGGCATGGAACCTTGACTGGTTAGAGTTTCAGGGAATGAAACAACTTAGACGTAATGCCAGACGTTTAATGAAGAACTATAAACTTGCTAAAGGTATTATAGATAAGCAAGATTACATAGTGGAGGAAGATAATGAGATGGCAGATCTTATAGATACACTCACTAAAGAAGACGTATCAGCATTTGAACTTAAGTTCTATCCTATTATTCCTAATGTTATAAACGTACTTACTAATGAATTTTCTAAAAGAAGTTCAAGAATTATGTTTAGAGCAGTGGATGATATGTCTTACAATGAAATGTTAGAAGAGAAAAGAGCAATGATTGAAGAAACATTACTAGCTCAAGCCACTCAAAAACAAACAGCTAAGATTCAGGAAATGGGAATGGATCCTAATAGTGATGAAGCTAAACAAGAACTATCTCCAGAAAAAATTAAATCTCTTCCTGAAATAGAATCATTCTTTAAAAAAGATTATCGTTCAATGATTGAAGAGTGGGCATCTCATCAAATGGCTGTGGATGAAGAACGATTTAAAATACAAGAGCTAGAAGAAAGAGCATTTAGAGACATGTTAATTACTGATAGAGAGTTCTGGCATTTTGATATGAAAGAAGATGACTATGAATTAGAACTATGGAATCCTCTACTTACTTTCTATCATAAGAGTCCTGATGTACGTTATGTATCTCAGGGTAACTGGGTGGGCAAACTTGATATGATGTCTATATCAGATGTTGTAGATAAGTTTGGATGGATGATGACAGAAGAACAATTATCAGCTTTAGAAGCAATATATCCTGCAAGATCTGCTGGGTATGCTATACAGGGAATGCAAAATGATGGATCTTATTATGATCCTAAAAGAACTCATGAGTGGAATACACAAATGCCTTCATTGGCTTATAGACAGTTTACTTCTTTATATGATGCCGGGTCTCAGTTTGGAGATATTGTACAATGG